GGTCGTTCCTTCGGATGGCGGATTTCAGGGCCGCAACCATCTGTGCGCGGGACTTGGACGACATCTTCCAACCCCACACCGGCTGTGGCTTCTTCGACACACCGTCGAACGACATTCGCTGATACAGGTCCCAATACCCGAGATCCTGCACCTTGGTCAGTGTGTGAATCCCGGGCCCGTCGACCTCGATGACCAGCAGGGCGTCGTTGTAGTGGCGAGCCAGCCCGTAGATGAGCAGCCCCATCTGGTCCGGGTCGAGCCTGCCGTGGGCGATGGCGACCTGTTCCCAGGATTGCTTGTCGATGACCTGGGCGCAGGCGAAGTCACCCGCCGGCTTGCCGTAGCAAAGGTCCACGCCGATGACGTACTGGCGACCCGGGATCGGGTTTTCGTACAGGGCGACTGGGCCGTCCTCGTCCCTTCTCCACGCCCACGCCACGTCGTCGTTGACGAAGGAGGCGGGGTCCACGTCGTAGTCGCCACGGGTCGGGGGCTTGGCCTTCGCCCTGCCGATGCACTGGTCCTCGTAGTTGGCGAGCGACCCCATGTCGAACACCTTGCGCCCGCTGGAGACGAACGCCTCCGTGGGGGTGGAGGGGTACTCCTGATGGAACATGTGGACGTCCCCGTCACACTTGTCCGCCATCGTCTCGCGTCGCCACTGGATCTGATTCGGGGTGGCCCCGAAGTTGACAGCCAGCGACTTCTCCTCCTTGTCGTAGCCGCGCTTGAACCTTCCAAGAGCAGCCTTGTCGTCGGAGGCGAAGGGGAGGTCTTTGACGTACTCCGGGTGCTCCAGCCACGACAGGAACACAGGGACGTAGCCCGAGTGGGAGGCGTGTGGATCGGTCTGCTTCCACTCCATGCCGCCCTCGGGGCGAGGCACCATGTCCCACCCCGCAGCGGAGCGTCGCCAGAAGTCGTGGAACCAGTTGCCGACGCCGTTGGCGGTGGACTCCACGAACACCCAGGAATGGTTCACGTCGGGCACACCCTGGCTGACACCTCCCCAGAACCTCTCCGGCTCCGCCCAGAACGCAGCTTCGGAGGCGTGTACCCCGTGGTAGGTGGCCGATCTGCCCTTCCCGCTCGACTTCTTGGACGAGCCTCCCAGCGCAGCGGTCTTGACGACGAGCCGGCTACCAAGTCCAGGGTTGGCCTTGCGGTCGTTGATCTTCGGGTTGTCGAATACGATTTCGCCCTGATTGAACTTTTCCGTCATTGGGCGAATCGAGTCAGGCAGCGCCTCGTAGTACAGGCGGAACATGCCGTAGATGTTGTTCACCGCTTCTTCTTCGTGGGCGACGATCAGCGACGTGGCGTCACGAAAGAAGGCGGTCCTCCAGAACAGCATCCCCTCGGACAGCGTGGAGATGCCCATCTGCCGGGCCTTGAGGATGACGATCCGCACGGGCTTGCCGGTGGCGTACTGCTTGAGGGCCGCCGTGTAGAGCTTCTTTTGCGCCGGGGTCCACTGGTTGAACTTGCGGCGCCCGCCTGCCTTGGTACGGATCTGCATGAACTCATGCAGGAGGAAGGCCGGGTTGTCTTTGCACAGGGTGTAGACGGACTCCAGCACCTTGCGTTGGTCGTCGGCACTCCACGGATGGGTGCCGTCAGGGTTGGCCTCGGCGCGAAACTCCTCCCAAAGTTTCCACCGCTTGTAGGAGTTCGTCCCGATGTACCAGGGCAGTCCTGGCAGGACGACCTCCACCTACCGACGCCCGATCATGTCCTCGGGGCGAATCCGCACGTTGCGCGGCTTGTCCCGACCGGCCTTCTTGAGCAGGTCCCACTCGACCCGAAGGCGTGCGGGGCCCGTGGCGAACGTCCCTCTCGACTGTGCGTCAGCGATGGTGGACGACGGCACCGCGTCCTTGTCCGCAAACTTGGTGCGGTGGTGGACGGGTTCCCCCGAGACGTACTTGCTGCGCCGCCCCTGTGGCCTGCCGATGAGGTCGCGTTCCTTCACTCCTCCCCCTTCTTCTTCTTCTTCTTGGGCGCAGCCTTCTTCTTGGCCTTCTTGACCAAGTTCTTGAGGGCGACCTTGTTCCCGTCCTTGTCCCGGGCGTACTTCAATCCCGGCATCAGGTACGGCTCTCGGAGACCGCGATGGTGTCGATGTTCAGAAGGTTGGCGGCAGCGCCACCCAAGAGGCGAACATAGGGGTGCCAGTCCGTCTTACCGGTGGTGACAGAGCCGATGGCCTCACCAACCGTGTCGTCGTTGATCTTGGCGACGATTCCGCCAGTGGAGTTCAACTCGATGCTGACGGTAGTGATGCCCGTGCTCACGGCGAGCCCGGTCTGGGTGTCCGTGTTGGCAGCGCCAGTGCTGCTTCGGAAACGCCAGTTTGCGGAGTCAACGGACGAGTACATGAAGGAGGCCATGTCGGGCGTTCCGGTCGTGGGGGCGTCAACGCCGGTAACTCCAGCGTCGTCGGTCCATCCCATGAGCAAGAACATGGAGGTCGCCACGTTGAGCGAGTTGATGCGGACGGAGAGTTTGCATCCCCGATCCCCACTCCAGCGCCCACCGCCGAAGATCATCGACTTGAACGCTCCGCCCGTGGTGAGGAGAGCGCCGCAACTGTTCACCGTGTTGCTGACCAGGGCAGTGCCGCCCGAAAGGTGGGCATCGAAGCCGTAGAGGTCTGCGATGGCTGTGGAGGAAGGAGTCTCGTCAAAGTCCTCCCACATGGCTCGGCGGCCACCGGCGAGGTTGATCTTCGACAGGTCGATGTTGGCATCGGCCGCGATGTTTCGATTTGTAATCATGTGCTGGTCTCCTCGGCACGGTCCTCATAGTTGACCCCGCGGAATGCGGATACTCGACCGCCGATGCCGGCCATTCGCGTATAGGGGGTTGCAGTAGGTCAAGCATGGGGGTACAAGGTGCCTATGAAGAACACAACGCACGACACGACCATGCACTTCCGCATCAACACGGAGCTTCGGGACCGCCTTCGGGTGTTGTCGGAGCGTGCGGACGTGCCGATGAGCGCGCTTTTGCGGCGTCTGCTCAAGGATGCGCTGCCTCGTTGGGAGGCTCGTCTGGACGAGGACCGGCTGGCACTGCTGTGAGTCTGTCCCGCAAAGCAAGACGCGCACGCGAGGCGAAGGTCGCCAAGATTGCCGCTCTCAGGACCGAGTACGCGCACATTCTCCGTGCGCAGGGGCACGAAGCCGTGGACCCTGCCAAGTGGGCGGTCGAGGCCGCTCGGATTCGCTCTCGCCTTCGCAACCTTGGTGGACTGTGAGCCCTGACGCAGAGACGGTGCTCAACCGCCTACAGGGGGCCACGCGTTCCGTGAAGGTCAAGACGATTGCCCTGGACCTGCGCTGGACGAGAAGGGGCGCAGACGGCCCGTGGGGCAAGAACAGGAACGACTGCATCGACCATCGTCGCACGCTGATGGCGTTGAACGAGTTGCTGTGCGCCGGTCTTGTCGAGGAGCGAACGTCGGGCGATGGTTCCCGTTGGAGGTCTAGGTGACTCGTTTTCTGGAGAAGTCGTTTCCGTCGAAGCCTGCCAACGGGAAGTATCGCAACGGCTGGGATCGTATTTGGGACGGGCAGATCACGTACATCTGCTTTGAGTGCGACCACCGTTGGCGTGGCCCGAAGGACAGCGAGGCGGAGTCTTGCCCCGAGGACGGTTGTCCTGGCTACGGTGAGCCGCTGGGTTGACGCAGGTACGCCTGACAGGGATCGAGTGCGCCCAGGCTGCTCTCATCGCCACCCGCAGACGCCTTGAGAACGTGCGTATTCACAACCGCAGAGACGGCCACGGCTTCGACCCCCAGCACGCTTGGCACGCGGAGATCGAGGGGGTCATGGCGGAGATGGCGTTGGCGAAGTTCCTTGGCGTCTACTACGCCGGGAAGGGCGAGTTTCGTGGCGCCGACGTGGCTCCGAACCATCAGGTGAAGCAGACGACGTACTCTGCGGGCCGTCTGTGCCTGAACTTCGGCAACGTGGAGGACGGCCACAAGTATTGGCTGTTGGTCGGTCGCGACGGGGACTACGAGATCAAGGGTTGGATTTGGGGTCGTGACGCTCAGCGTGACGAGTGGAAGGACGATCCTCTTCTTCGGACGAAGGGGCGTTCAAGGGAGGCGTGGTTCGTGCCTGCTTCTGCGCTGAATCCGCCGCTGGGCTAGTCCTTGGCGGGCGTCTGCGTGGGGGGCGGGGGGGAGGTTCTAGAACTCCACAACTCAAAGTCTGCGGTCGGCATGATCACTTCTATGTGCGTGTCGCCTCGCAGTTTGGCCGCGGCTACCCGGTGGTTCCCGTTTGGGACGTACACTGTCGCCTTGCCGCGCCCGTAAGATCGTGCGTTATAGCCGCCTTGAATCGCAGGCATTGGTGTCTCTCTAGCGGCGTACTCTGCCACACGCCTTGTGTCGCCCGGCTCGATTACATCTAAATCGTCAAGCGACAGCGTTGTCTTGATATGCGGTACGTCTTTCACCCTTCCAACGGTCGCGGGGTGCCCGTGTTTGCCACCTTTGTCTACAGCGGAGACGTGTGCTCGGACGCTTTCAGCAGACATTGACTCCATCCACGGAGTCTTGTGTTGTGGGTCTACCCACTTTCCCCCTCTCGGGCCGACATGTGGACCCCCCGTCTGCGCGGGCGTCTGCGTGGGGGGCGGGGGTTCCGGCGCTACAGGCTCCGACCTGACCGACCGTGCCTCCACCCGAGGTTGCCTAACGGGTTGGCCGTGTAGGGACGGGACATATATGTCGTTAGGATCAAACAAGATCAAGACGTTGTGCTCGGGCTTGCCCTTGGACACCCCCCTCCCCGTCCTTCCCCCAATGTGGCGCATACCGGCGTAGCCCTTGTCTTTGAGGACTTCCGCCAGATCGCCAAGAACCTCGCTGGCCTCCGAGGTTGGGAACTCATGGTCCCCCATGAAATCTCTCAACCCCTGGACCACCTCCCTTCCTGTGGCGTTTGGATCCGGTGTGTACGTCTCCCCGTACAGGGTCGTGCCGAAATGGCCCACCACGTCTGGAGGAAGCGGACGGTCTAGGTCGAGGGTGTTCAACGCGTCGACCTGAACCTCCATGATCTGACCCGGGCTGGCCTTGGGGCCCCTTGTCTTTGCGTATCCGGTGGCTATGGCGGGCTCATCGGTCAGATATAGCCCGTACCCGAACAGGTTTTCCGGGTTGCCGTGGTAGTAGGGGTCGAAGTCTCCGATGTCGGAGATGTCCGCCTTGGTCCCATGAAACCACCTCGTCTGTTCCACGGGTTTCACGGGGCGAAGCGGTGCAGGCGTCGCACTTGCCAGTGGCTCCGGCGCTACAGGCTCCGGCGCTACAGGCTCCGGCTTGCCGGCTTCGTAGGCGGCGCGCAGGGCCGGGCGGCCGGGGGCGGGGGCCGGGGCGGGGGAGGGCCGTGACAACCACTCGGAGACCCCCTCGACTGTGGACATTGGGCCTTGAGGGCCGGAACGCAAACGCTCAACATGGGACCGACGAGACTCGTAAATCTCTCTCGCCAACTCCCTCTTGGCCTCCGGTGGGATTTTGCCAGGATCGCCACCCGCACCGAAGATGATGGAATCAAACGTGGACCCGAAGTCCTCCTCGATCCGCCCACCAAGCTGGGTGTCCTCCCAAAGAAGGGCCAGATCTTCCTCGATCGAGGGTTCACCGCCCACTCTCTCCAACTCGGAGCCGGGTAGGCGGTCGAATGAACGACGAATCGTGGGTGAAGAAGCGCCATCTTCCGTCCAGCGAATACCGCCACCGGGCCAATCCTCCGTGCGTTCAACACCCCCCTCCGCCTCCCGCATGGCGATTTCGCTCTCGATACGAATGTTCAGGTGGGCGTACTCCATCTCCAAGTCGGCCGCCTCGTCAAAACGACCGGACTTGTACGCATCGTCTAACTGGCCTCCAACGACGCGTTGTCGTGCAAGGACATCATCGAGGGAACCTTCTTGGGACCGAGCCCGAGCAAGGCGGTCTTGTGCCAGCACGCCAGGTCTCGGAAGCGCCTCCGGCCTAGCCTTGGCATACGCCTCCTTGATCGCCGGGCGGCCGGTGGCGGGGGCGGGGGCCAGCGCGGCGATCCTTGCGTCCACCCTCTCCTTGGCTTCGACCATAGATAAAAATTCCGGCAGTTGTCTCCGACTGCTGGCAGATGCAACACCTCTGGCAATTTCGCCCTGTATCTCCTCTCCGTAGCGCAGAAGAACATGATCGGGGATAGTGTCGTCTGCTCCATCCCTGATCTTTTGGACAACGGACACTGGAAGCCGCTTCTGCACAACCGGCTCTGGTGGCAGAAACAGGCGTCGGATCTCGTCATCCGACATGGCACTGATGTCCTTCTCCCTGGGCGCAGGGCCTCCAGGGGGCGGAGCGACTTCCTTGGCGAACCCCCCCTCCGTGGATGGTTCATAGTTTTTCCACGACGGCGTTTCGCTACGAGGCAACTCCGCCCCGGTCATTGTCAGCCAAGGGTCCTGCTCGTTGACAATCTCATCAGGACCAACATGCCCAACGACCCTGGCCGTTGAGGGATCGATAAGAGACTCGCCGGCATTTCCAACGGACGACAAGGAGGTTCCCTCTACCAAGTAAATAGGCCTGCCGCCGCCGTCGTCGAGCAGCAGATCCATGTCTGCGATGAGTCCCTCTGAACCTGACTCAACAACGAACTTGCCAGTGCGCGGGTCTTTCCATGCGGTAAAAACAGAAATCCCATCTTCTGGTTCGTCGGTATTCCAATTCTTGGAGGCCGTGACATTCCCTTTGGCGTCCACAGGGAGTCCACCAGCCCTCAAATAGACCGCTGGCATTTTCACCGTGTCGCCACGAAGATTCTGGAGAAGAACGTGCGGCTGTGCCCCTGCCCCTGGCTCTGGCTTTGCGGGGGCGGCCACCACCTCCGGCCTAGCCTTGGCATACGCCTCTCGCATCCCCACCCGCGCAGACTTCGGAGCGGCGGCGGCGGCAGGCTCGGCAGCAAGCGTCTCATACGCCGCAGGAGGAGCCTCCACGGGACGCACCGGCCCAGGCTCTCCCGTCAGGCGCTCGTACATCGAACGCGCCGAAGCAGCCTCATGGGCAGGCGTGCGAGGGTCCGCAGCCAAGTCGTACAACTTGTCCGCACGCGTGGGAGGACGCGGAGCGACAGGGGCAGGACGAGGCGCAGGAGGACGCAGACGACGACCCAACGCACGGGCCCCACCGAAAGCGGCGTGCCCACCGCCCAACGTGAGAGCCGTAAGCAACGCGTGTTCCTGCTCGGGCGTAAACGGGACAGCAGGAGCCTCTCCGGTACCCAGGGCTTCGCCCAGCAGACCGGCCTGCGCCATCGGAGACGAACGAGCGAACAACCCAGGAGCCTGCTGCGCCAAGTTCACAAAAGGCTCGACGTGGTGCCGATAACCCTCCGCCTTCAACCGCTCATAAG